GGCGACATCAGCGTTGTAATGTCCGTAGATGCCCCCGGTAGTAACGGTAAATATCGTCTTGATTCCGGCGATATTGGCAACCCTACAGGCATCTTCAAGCGATATGAACGACCTCAAATAAGGCTGATCCCGGGGGCCGAGAGCAACAAATACCGTAGCCTCTTCCCTGGCTACGGGTTTCCCGATATCGGCCTGATTCATTCCACACTCACTATTCGAAGCGAAGACTCCGACTCCTTGGACTCTATAACCGTATTGGCTATCGGAGCCGATTTGACCGATTCAATCACATCGGAAATCTCCTGAAGCACCGGGATCAGTTGGGTGAACATTCCGCTCAACTGACAACTATTTATGCAGTTCAGGAGAATCTCTCTCTGCTTCTCGTTATCGACTGTCATTATGTCCCCACCGCGCACACAGGAATGGCGTAGGCGCTTCCGCCGATTCGGATCAGGATCTGAAGAGCGGCCGTAGCCCCGACCGATGCCGCCGATATGCAACCAGTGGCCGAACCAAACTCCGCAAAGTTGGTGAAGGTTCCTGCCTGCGGATTCGGAACATGGATTACCGTCACCCTGCCCGACGTGGTGGTCTGGCTGAGCTTTTCGGCCGCAGCCAGGAAGCAGGACGTGATCCCGGAACTCACCACTGATCCGCTTGCGATGTTGAGATCCGCGCGGTAGCACGATGCCTGGGATCCGGTCTTGCCTCCGCTCTTTACTTCCAGCATGGCCCAGTGTCCCGCCATCTCGGCGCTTGATGCGCTGCAATCGGCCGCGATGCTGAGACGATCGCAGCCGCCGAAATAGCTGTTGCTTCCTGTCTGAGCCGCGGTCAGAAGCAAGCGGCGGCTCCCGAAGAGATAGGCACCAGCCGTGGTGAGAACAGCCCCGCCGTCATCGGCGTTGCCGCGCTCTATCCACTGACGGGTTCCGGTCAGGGTCAGGCCGTAGCCGGCCGTGGTCGCATTGAAGACGCCCTTGATGATCTGCCCGGTCTTGCCCTGAAAAACCAGGTCTCCAGCTTTTCTGTACCAGTTGATTGTGCTCATGTGTATGTACCCTCCTTTAGGATACTCGAGAGGCTTTAGGCCCCCACCCCAACACGTAACCGCACTTCGACAGAATCTCGATTCCCATGTTGTGTCTTACTATCTGCTCCCTGTCATCCGGGTCGAGGATGCTCCCGAAAGAACACAGGGAAAACAAAATGTCCGCGATGACCAGCCGTCCCGCATCGCTTCCGAAAAGGAACGCATACTGGTCCTCGGTCGTTGGTTCCCGCGGAACTGGTTCGTCATCGTCCATTCTCACCATGATGCGAGGCACCCTTCGTCAATCTCTTCGTCATCCTCTTCGGGCCACTCGATGTCCGGGTTATCCTCACATTGAGCATAAGTTGTCATGCGCCCCCCGCCGGCTGCGGCGCTGCTTCAGTCTGTTCAGGATTCAATAGCTTCTGAGCGGGACTGCCGGGCTCGGGTTTCGGGCCTGCCGCCCTGAGTAACTTCGCCATCGGGGTCATCATCTCAACCTGATCCTGATGCTGCATCTGCTGCAACCTGCTCTGCCGGATGTTTGCCACTTCCTGTTCCGGTCGGATGCGGTTCATCGGGAAGCCGGCGGCTTCGAGCGCGTCTATCGTCGTCGCGTCCCAGTCCACCACATCAAGAGCCGTAGGCATGATCTGTGCGATCTGCGCCGTCATCTGAATGCCTGCCTCTATGGCACGCGCCTTGGTCCCGTGGATCTGAGCCTGGGCGAGTGGACCGAGGTACTCGACTCTCACCTTCTCGCCTGTCATCATGGCGTACTGCTGGACGATCGGAGGTGGCATCGGCATCCTGCCGGCCGCTACTTCAATATCAAACACTCTCTCGTGGATCGGCTCAAGCGCCTCAGACTGGAGCATCCCTACACGGGTCCCCAGCACTGACGCCTTCTCCCCCATCATGTGAACAACCTGGGTGGCGGTGAGCTCGGTCCCCTGCTGGCTTGCCATCGTGAGAGCAACAAAGAAGTCCACTGCGAAGTGATCTCTTATAATTGCCTTGGTGCGCTCCTGGGCGTCCAGCGCAAAGGGAAGCTGGATTCCCGTGACCAGAGGCCTCGGCATCCAGGCCGTGAGCTCACGGTCCATGAAGGTCCAGCCCTTCGGTCCCACATTTACCTGACCGCGAAGGTCTGATGGGGCTACCATCGGGGGCTCTACCATCTTGTGGGCAGCGATTAGATTGCTGCGGCCCTGTTCGTTCGCGGTCAGAATATCGACATAGGCGTCCCACGCCGGGGACCGCCCATACCACTCGTCACTGTTCTTGCGCCAGCGCCAGGTGATGCAGGGCATACGATCGTAGCCCGACTCCTCGATGAGCTTGCTTCCCTGCCTCAGCACCCATATCGACGCCACCCGCTTTGATCTCGAGTCCTCACGATCGGGGCTGTAGTCCGTCCTGGGGTAAATGGCGTGAATGACTTCACGCTCAGAGTGCATGTTGTCGCGGTAGGCGTTATCGAAGTTCGTGTCCAGTTCGCACATGCGCTTGTAGCCGAACTTATTGGAGAGCTGCCGAAGCGTAAGCTTGTAGACGCGGTAGTTCGTATCGACATGCCCATACTGATCCTCCGCGATGTAGCACTCCCTGAAATGAGGGACGGTGAACATGATACGGCCTGCCCCTATGTCCTCCTCGGCCAGGATGTGAGCGGTTCCCGGGGCGGCGCCGTCGCGCAGGAACTCGGTAATGATGTCGTAGAAGTTCGATCGGTTGAGAGCCGCATACTGAACGTCTTCGCAGTCCTGCAGCCATTGGCGCACGTCGGGGTACTCGTCCATGCGCCTGCCTGCCCAGGCACGCATTCCGGGCATGATGGGGAAGTTCAGCTTGCCGGGGAGAGTGAAGCGGAACCAGCGTTGGTTGCGGGAGCAGAGATAACCGCACATCCCGTCTACGAGCAGATTCAGCGCACTCATCGCGCTGCCGTCGTATATTTCCAGCCCTGTCTTCTGTCCCTTCTTGAGGTCCTTGTCGGAAACCCTGCGGCGCCCGTGGTTGACGTAGGTGATGATGTTGTCGATCATGGGCTCGAAATAGAGGCGTACCTCTGCCAGATAACGGAGGGTCTTTTCGATGTCCTTGGCCTTCTGATCGTCGGTGCGGGTGTCAGGCATTTACTAACTCAGAATAAAAAAGATTCCGTTGAACATTTCGATCTGGATTGTATGACTTAGCCTTCAAATGAAAAGCTTCTGCGAGAATGATTGTTTCGCGCCTGAATGTGCGATTGGTTTCTCGGTCCTGATTACAAGCCTTGCAACTACAAATGCAATTCTCAAAATCACGGCGATTTCTCTGGTGAACGTGATCAAGACATCCATGCCCCATCAGTCGTAGTCGTCCGCTCATGTCCTTCTCTACGACCTCAGTTTTAGCGCAGTAGGTACACATCCCGCGATCTATTTCAAAGTTCGACCGCAAGATTGCCATGACAATTTTAGGAGGGAATTCATGACGAGCGCCCCTAAGACACTGTTTAATGTCAACAATGTCGCCTTTAATGGTCGTAACATCCTGTTTTATTTCTCCGATTTCCTTTTTGGTGCTGGATGAGTCGATGCAAAGTTGACCGAGAGTATCGGTTAGTTTTCTGAAAAACTCTCTCTCATCGAGCGACATAGGACCACGAGGAGCAAGTTTTCCGTGGCGATAATTGTATGCGGCTTCAACAATAGCTACTGTCACCTGTTCGGCCCGAGGTGTTTGTTGTGACCGAGCGATAAGGTAGTAGCATTGTTTTTCATTGAGCCAATATTCCTCACCTGGAGCGCCGGCTCCTTCCGGAATTATAACCAAATTGGTTATAATTCCGAGTTTGGCCAAAGTGGGTTCGGAGCGACGCGCCCTCGCCCTAAACTTGTGTGGGTGATCCAGTCCAATCCACTCAGCAATGTCGAGATCAAGCCAGCGAGGCTCGCCTTCAACAACCCGCATTTTCCCTTGAATTGTGGTGGAAAGCTCCTCGCCCATCTATTCTCCCAGAGCCGTCTTCTTCTCGCCGGTAAGGACCGTACTGATTCCGCGCTTGGTGGAAGCGGCCCGGGCAAGCGTCAGGAGCGTACCGATCGGGCCTCCCATCGCCTGACCTGCGTTCTTCTTGCGCTTCCCGCTCGTCGCGCCGCTCACCACGGAATTTACCATGCTCGAAAACGCGCTCATCACTATCCTCCCAACTGAGCCTGCGTGGTGGTGGGCGGGGTCTGGACTCCCAGCGGGCCCGTCAGGATCGTGCTCGAGGACCCGCGCCTTTTCCTCATCTGCTCCGCCTGGGCATAAGCCGCCTCGAGAGCCTGCTTGTCCGAAGGCGGCTTCAGGGCGGACATGTCGGGAGCCTGCGGAGTACGGGTGGCAGCATAGACGCTCGTTGCCGTCCCCGCAGCCATCAGCCCCATCATGATCCACGGCAATGCGACTGCCATATCAGACCCTCACTTCCAGCCCGAACGTGAGCGGGTTGTAGTGTTCCTCCACAACCGGGATCCTCGCTATCCGCGGGTCCGTGTACTTCACCCCCGTCAGTGTCAGCCGGTACAGGTTCTCGCAGAAGTGGTCGGACTCCTTCTCCGGTTCGCCGTCCCTATACACCCAGTGCTGGATCTCCCACACCGTTCCTTCGCCATGCCCGTCATAGCGGAAAGCGTTAACGGTAGTGCGGAAAAAGAAAAGGCTCGGCATCTTGTTGGGACCCATTAACATCCTCTCCACGTTCAGGATCCCGCTGGCCTTGTCCTTCGACGCCACCTCCAACCTGATATTGTCCTCGGCAAGCTTCCGCAAAATGATGTTGAACGAGTTGTCAATCCCGGTTCCGCGGCTCTTGTTGTCCTTGTTGTCGCCCTTCGAGAGAGGATCTATGAAGGCCCGCTCCAGGCGCCAGAGGTTCTCCTTCTTCTTCCGAATGATCCCATCCGCAATCTCCTCCGCACTCTCATGCCGGAACGTCTCGTCCACCAGATACCACATCCCCTGCGGGTCAGTC